TCATTCCTCTTCAACCCACTCCAGAATAAAGCCCATATCAAATCCGCCGCGAGTAATACGCTTGGCGGTTGATTGGGCCATAATTTCGCTGTCTTTGATGCTTAGGCGATCGCAGATAAAATGGAAGATCTCCATAATGTCTGCGGCCTCTTCGGCACAGGGGTCCTCAACGAATTCCTGAACTTCTTCTTGAAGCTTCTTCATCGCGTAGTCCTTGAGGCGTTCGCCCCTCACTTGGCACACCGAAAACTCCTTGCCGGCTTCGGTGATGATCTCTGGGATACGATCCCTGACTAGCTTCTGGTAAATCTTGTTCATAACTTAAGTTCCTTCATTTCTCCGAGGTTCTTTCCAGCGGAGACATTAACCTTAAACATATCATAACGCGTTTTCTTGAATGTGTCAAGCAAATTTAATATTTCGTAGCGATCCTCTTCGGCGAGGTCGATATACACAGCGTCGTGAATAAGAAATGCGATGTGGCTTTTTCTCCCCTTCAAAAGCTCGTAGACTTTGTAAGCCTGCTCGTGCACCATGTCAATTGTGGTGCTTTGAACGATGTAGTTGAGAGCATGATGCTCGTCTACGTTCTCTATTATTCTACCATAATCTGTCTCAATTTTACAGCCATTCCAATACTTATTTCGTACTAAATCCTTGTTATAGAGGCGCTTTAACTGCTTGTTTTCCTTACTCGAATACAACCACGCGAAGGTCTTAACCTTGGCTTCCTCTCGGGTCAACTTACTATCAAAAACGCTCTTTACATTCCAGTCATGGATATCGTTCTCGGGTTGTTCAGCACCAGTAAGGGCCAACAGGGTACGTAACTCGGCTGCGTTAAAGTCAAGCTCCACCAGCCAATCATTGGTCGGCTGGACGCACCCCCGAAACTCTTTATTCATGGTAAGAATTGGGAAACTGTTGGGGTTTGTGGCCAATCGGCCAGTAACGGTTCCCCATGGATTATAATCGCACATGTGCTTTACGGTCTGGAGGGTTCTATGAAAGTTCTGTCCGCGCACCGAACTGAGGAGGTGTCCTATGGGTCCGACATTCACACTTAATTCTCGCGATCGAATGTCTGAGAGCATCTCGATAAGATTATACATAAAATTATAATTGGCCGGGCGGTCGATGGTGTCTAAAACGTGCTGTGTGATCTTGTTCTTGGCCTCCAAGTACTGGTAGAGGAAATATTCTGGGAGCACATCATAAAAACAATTCTCAGCAAGAGAGACATGCGAAGTTCTAAAAGCCTTGAGGCACGATTTAAGCGTCTTCTTAATCTCGATCCAGTGTTCCCTCATGTCTTCGGGACAAGCGTCTGTGAACGTGGCACCGTTAGCATATATGCGGCCCAATTCATAGTGTGGCCCGGGTAGATGTCGCGAGTACTCCCAAGTCTCTCCGCTGGCCGGAAGCGCTTCGGAGGATCTTATCGCACTATTCGCATAATAGCCGATGCAGTCGTCTTTTAAGTCCAATGCTTGAAACAGCACGTTATCCCCTAGTCCTGTGAGTATCTACTCCCTCCGACAATCCGGGTTGAAGCATCTTCCACTGATCCTACTCTAACACTTTCTTGATTGCGTGTCAAGGGAGATTTAAATATTCTTTCATCATATAGATAAGGCTTAAAGAGGTTGTTAACGTATATCAAGGCGCGGTCGAGACCGAAGGTGCCGGCTCGATACGAAGCCTCCCTTATAAGAAACGCACTATCACTATAGTTTACGCCGCTTTCCGCCATTCGAACATTGAAGTAGAACCACAGCCAAAAATCAACACCCAAATCCTCTAAATAGGAATTATCAATTTGTGATCGGTGGCCGAGGATCTTTAAGGCGGTCCCACAAGAGCCTACTGTCCCCGTTCCTCTAGAAGCAATGCCCCGACTGCTCAGCCCCGGGAGGGTTTCAATAATCTTTTTGTTCTGGCTGGCGAATTCATTATATGAATCCAATAACATTCCCTGCATCATCGGCAGATCCAGCGTATAGGTTCTATCGTAGTAAGAATTAAAAAAGTTCTTTTCGATATCACCCGAAACCTGATTAGCTGTGGCAATAAAACCATCGGGCTCGGCCATTGGAGGCGAAAAAACATCTGCGAACAATCGCCATGGCCCATTCCTATCAACATAAAAACCAAATTTTCTAGCGGCGCGAACATAATAGCGAAAGTTTGCATCCAAAAAATAGCGCCTATATTTCTCCATATCATCGCTGTAAGACTGTTTAGCAGTTTCGAGCGCGAGGCCGGAAAGGTTCGGGGGTGTTGCGCCTGATAGTACATATGCTGTCAGCGTAACAGGCCACTTATACAGGCCGGCCTTGAGATATTTTATCATTGAGCGTAAGTAGTCTTGGAACGTAACCACTTTATTAAACTCTTTTTTCGTAAAGGTGCGAAGATAGCGCGCATGCGAACTCAAAAACCCTTCAAATACGGCCTCATAAAGTTTAGTATAATCATACATACCACCAACGCCCGTCATTTCATAGAGCACCGTATTGTATCTTTCTATGCCGCCGCTATCGCCGGCTATCTTAAGATTTCTTTGTAAACTAAAAAATGCATCTGCCACAAAATCAAACACAAATACATTTTCCTGAGTTGATGCTTGCTTAACGAGTGTCGTATCTGTCTTCGGCACTATTGCATTTTGAAATCTGTCAACTTTACCATAAAAAACCTTATCGTATATCGTATCAATCGGCTTTGGAAGGCCGGCGAAGTATTTTCCGGTTCGATATTTTAATCGTTGCTCATAGAGGCCCCACAGAGGCTGTAGGTTGTTGGATCCGAGCGGAAAAGTGTTGCTTGCGTCGAACAATTCACCGGTGGCTGGCGTTTCAAACTCAGGGGGAGGAGATGTCATATATTAAATAGACCGAAAGCATGTTTTTTCAGGCACCCCTCGCTGGACGCTCACGGTCGATCGGTCTCTGCAGGCATTGCCATGTGAAGGGCACGAACTTCTGTCTCCCACCCGTCTTTACTGATGCTGTTCGATATATCTACAACCAAATGGTAGCCTCCCAATCCTAGACGACGAGCGACAGAATTCTCTTGGGTCGGGCGCCCAAAAATTAAACTGTTAGGTTCTACATAAATCATCATTCCGGGCTTCAATAGGTTATTACCATACAGAACCATGTCAACATGGTAAAGCTCTCTTAGTTGCCCCACTCCGAAATTTTTGCTCACCGCGGTTCGTGATTCGCGTAAATACGGCTGGTCGACACGAGAAAAACTCACACTCTTTATAACACCCTTATCAAGTCCGACAATAAAATTCTTCACACCATGCAACAAGTTTCTCGCATAGTTTCCATCCATGTTACCTAGGTCTGTCATGATGCCCAATATTTTAACAGTGGCGCCAGTGAAGAGAATCGGGTTGCCGGATCCAAGATGCGGCTCACTAACAAGGCTTTTCTGTGCATAGGGGAAAACAGGAAAGCGCTTTCGGTTTGAGGCGCCTCCCACCGGGACGCGCGCGAGTTCTTCATATTGGTCAACAAAATTAATATAGGAACAGTTCTCTGTACTTTCATATGGATCTGCCGACTGTACGGTAGTGTACGCGGAGAAGGCCTGGGTTGCGGTGCGGTCAAAGTCGTAGCCTATCTTCGTGCTGGTTCCCGCTGGTTCCCTGGAGTTGGGCTGGGTGGTCTGAAAGAAAGGAACGTCTTTTCTGGTGTCTATGTTTAAATTGAGCATTGAGGGCTGTGATACCGGCACACCAAGAATGCCTTGATCGTTCAGAATTGGCTTTACCATGCCATTAAACAAATCATTAAGAAAATCCTCGAGGTAGTAGCTTTCTCGCTCATTAGCAACAACCTGAGCAGTAAACCAGTCTAAAAACAATTCTAAATTTATGGGGATATTGGCCATGTTCATTGCGCTATAAACATCGTTCATCATTTCTAGTGTAAAGGCACCGCGATTGCAGCGAAGGGCTTCGGTCGAAACAGTTCGCTGACTCCACTTAAACTCAAAGCTATGCTGTCCCGGCGCTAGCTTAATCAACTTCAACATTTTAAGATAATTTTTATATCTAAAGTCCGTAGTCATTACCCCAAAATTAGAGGTGGCAATTTCAGTCATTAAGGCGTGTGTTCCCATAAGAACCTCTAATATGTCGCCCAAATAGAAAAAGTTTATTATTGAGATACCGGCGGCGTTGTCAGCTTGATCCGTAGCCCTGATCTCCGTGGCGCCCTTCTCGGCGGCGACGCGTTCTGGATCCATGAAGCCTAGGCGGCTGTGACCTAGGACATAATCATTATCAGAAAGATCGTCCGAAGGGTCGAGGACAGCTTCTAAGACTGCTGCCTCATTGATCCGGGAAGAGGGTTTTCGGCGCACGAAAATGGGACTGGAGCCATCTGTGGCAGCGTCATAGGCAGCTGTGATTTGATCTAGAACGCCGTGTTGGAAGTCGGCGTTCTGCTGCCGGTCGTGGGCGCGATTGATCCGGCCCCACCATCCGGTGGAATGGGCTGTGAGATTTGTATTGGTTTCCATGGCAATTTCAAACAGATCATCCCAACTCAAGGTTCCTTCATATTCGGATCCGTCGGAGGGGTCCCCAGAGCCTGATTTAACACCATTAAGAAGAAGCTTGTTTGGAACAAACGCTTCGTAAACATTATCAAGCAACCTCTCAATGATTGATTGGTAATTATCTTTTAGTGCTTTACTGAGCATCTCCTGATCAGCTTTCATGGCTTCTTCTTGAGCTTCTGTAGGATCCTCAACGTCGCCGAAATCCCTCTCGTGCTGGCGAATTCGATCCTGAGCAATTCGAATTCGGCCGGAGGGTGACTCATCGAAGGCGGCTCGTTCAGTTACGTTCTCAGGGGCCGCAGCGAGGAGCAAGTCAAATCGTTCCCCGACTAAGGTAGTACGCGCACGATATCTGGCATCAAGCGTGGCGCTGCCATCCTCCTCGAAATCAAACTTATGATCAGTTAAGGTCAAATAAAGGGATTGGGTTTGGTTCTTAATATATTGAACTTGTTCCTCCGTAAACAGCGCCTTTTCTCCGAGGCCTATGGCGGCCGCGCTTGCGCCCAAAGTCTCCTCTATTGTCCACCCAACACGCACTTCAATTTCAAAATAGTTGGGGTTATAGGTCTCCAAACAAGGAAGATCTGTGCCCGGAAGTGAGGGTGGCGCAAAAGTTATTAGGTCCACAAAGGAGCCAAATATCCCTTGGCTCGATGGATTCCCTTGGGCGATCGCATCTAGATGCTTTTGAAACACCCCCACGTTATTAAAATAAATTTTCAACTCTGCTTCAATGTTGGTATCCACTTCGGCGGGGTTCACTCCCTTAAGGCTCCACCTAAAACTTTCAATTCCAGAAGAACCCACATTGCCACCCGATTCAATTAAAATTTCAAGTTCATTCTGCGTAACAGCATTTTCGAAAACAATGGGGCGTCTGTATGGAGGTTTAGAGCGGTCGATGCGTCCGGTGGGCTTGCTCCCTACATACTCCATCGTATATTCTATTTTATTAATTTCGATTAAGGGCACCAAAGCTGCCATCTGAGCGCTGGTCAATTCAAAAGTAAAATATTTATCTATCTCGGGGCCTAGGCCGGTCAGGCGACTGATGTGTACATCTGGATTTTGTGTATACTCTCCGACTGCTTGTGTTTCGTCGGCGATCACCACTGTTGGACAAATCCACCGATAGCCCGACTGCCAACCTTTATCCAGTTCGCCCGAGCGCTTCTTGTCATCATAGCTGTCGCGCAGGATCTCAGGGATTGCTGCGGGACGGGCGGGACGGCCGCTGTGGGGTGCGGGCGTATGAGCCGACCGGTCACTAGTATAAAAACGCTCATTGTGCTTCGCGATGGCATGGCCGAGATAAAGAAGCGTCTGTTGTGAGGTTTTTCGTACCTTGTGCCAGCGCTCGCCATATGGCATCGTATTCTTGCCGCCGAGGCTGTCTTTGTACAGCAAGTTCGATAGTTTGTGAGCTGCGTTTTTAGAATATCTTCGTCGACTCATGGGCTAGTCCGTATAAAAGGATAAAATTAAATTTAAAGGACGAGGAATGCGCACAAGGTCCCCCACCTGAAAGTGTGCGTCTGTAGGTTTTCCATTAAATCTGGCGATTATCCACCAATACTTTGGATTTTCGTATGCGCGGGAGGCGAGCTTGTCTAAGCGATCGCCATATTGCCATGACACTTTCTGAACCGAGAGAGACGATTTTTGCGCTGGGCTCAGTTTTTTAAACGTCGTTGTTCCATATTGTTTCACGGTTTTCAGGCCGCGGTCTTCCAAGACATTTTCATAAAGAGGGTCCGTGTTTTCAAAAAATGGTGAATTAATGTATCTACTTGTCATTGTATTGATCTCTTTCTTTTATGGTTCGTTATGGTCCCGTATTATCCTCAAGGATTTTGATTATTTCGTCCTCCTTGTCGGGGTCTTCCACGACACCACTCCCAAATGGAAACCCAACTGGCGCGAAGACGCCGTGGGCATGGTCGGAGGTCTCCGGGTCGAAATCGACGGAGCCGTCGCTCTGATATTCGATGTCGGCGTGGGAGCTCCCCAGTCGCCAACCCGGGGCGACGGTATGCAAAATGGTGCCCCCTAAAGTAAACCCATAAGACCCCAGAGGCGCCAAATATTTCATCTGGCCTGGGCTGGTGATTGTCATTTGATTCGCCCTGGCGTCGGCCAATCCTGTTGAGAGAGACCACGTCTCAGGAACGAAAATATAGGAGCCCGGATTACCCTCCTTGGAGCTTGCAAATACATTCGGCACAATAATTTTTAACAATGGGGGCGCGCGGAGCTGACTCATGCGAAGGTTTAGCATGTCGGTGGTCGCGCCTTGATTTCTTATCGTGAAGGATTTGTCTTCATAAACAGGATACATAAATTTATATATTTTGCTAATCTGTTCACGCAAATGCGCCGCATAGTCTATGGAGCCAGCAGAGGGGTTTTTTTTGGTGCCTTTGTACGTATCGATTACTTTTTTGGCAGCGTTATCACCAGCACCTGGAATGATGGGTATCGTGACCTTGTCCAGCTCACTGTGCATCACAGTTTGGCACGTGATCTGAAAGGTCCTTTTAGTATTCTGATATGTGAAGATTGGATCCATCCGGCCGTACACCTCCGACGACCCCCAGTTTGGTCTTGTGTCCATCAAAAAGTTATTAACGCGGATCGGCAAGAGCACCTCGCGTTTAGCCGCAAGGTGTCGAAGTGCGAGAAATGTATACGCTGTGCTCATTTTTTCCCCTCCTGTTTCCTTAACCTAACCTAAGGTTTGAAGATCTCTTGATGTATCGCATTGTGTTCGACGCCACCTTTCGACCATCAAGTTTTATAACCAATTCTCTGTCATCCGAATAGTTGGTCTCCGCTGCATTGGCCTTCGCAATCGATCCTGCCAGATAATCAACCGTTGTTTGTAGTGACGACAAAACGGGAACCAACTCTTCTGTTGCGCTAGCTGCGGCTTGTGTGGCAGCAGAAGTAAGGACCGCATCACCCGTTGCAACCGGCATAATCGTTGGGCCCGATACCATAACATTTTGGCCTCCGGCCCTCTTAACTAGTTCTGGGCCCGATTCGCCGACTAGGGCTTTTCCACCAGGAACCGACTCACCCGGGGGCTTACCGATAGCGTAAGAGGCTGAAATCTCATCAAATGTACCTGATACAGTGGCGGCGCCGGCCGCAGTTGCGCCGGCGATTGCGGCAACCGCGAAGGGGTTCAGAGATAGTGCACTAGTGGCCACGGCAACCAATGATGCGGCGCCGGCCAAGGCAACAAATCCTCCGGCCACGCGCCTTAGGTCTTTGGGTAGAATTGCTAAAACTGCCGAAAGAGCAGCAAAGACGGTGACCATCATTCCAATGCCGGACGCGGACATCAAGCCGGCGATCGCCGGTGAAAGCCCTGTTACGGCGGCGTATAATCCAGTTTTCATAGCTGCAGCAACGCCATATATAGCAACCGTAAGACCCCCCAATGTATTAATGACTGCCGGATTATCAACCCCCATCACTTTTAAAAGCTCACCTAGGGGATTGAGCGCGACGACCAAAGCCTCCGCGAGCCCGCCGAGGATGTGAACGACGGGGCCGAGTGCTATAGCAAATGACATCATAACCTGCTTAAACTTGTCCGTTACAGATTGAGCTTTTGCTGCACGTTCCTGAAGCTCTCGCATCTCCATGTTTGTTTTTGCAAATTCTGCATTGGTGCCGCCGAAAAGGCGAGCGGCCACAGACATATCTGTAATGCCGGCAGCTGTGGCAATCGCCTGCTGCTCGAATCGATGAAGAGCGCTGAACTGTCGTCCTGACATTTGTATGCTTTCCCTCATCATCTTGATTCTGCCTTCTTCTGTGGCATACACCATGTTAATTGCGTTCAAATAGGGGCCGCCGAGAATGGCATTTAGACGGCCGACTGCATCGCCGGCTGTCTCGAAGGTATCAAATTGGGCAGCAACCCCCATTAGTTCCGAGATTGCCAATCCTGTGCGCTTTGACTGTTCTGCGAGGCCCTTAAAGACCTTCATCATTTCACCGCCATATTTCATCAGCTGGGCGCTGGCGGTATTGAATTCTGTAGCGATTATTTGAGGGGGCATTTTCAACGATGTTGCCAAGGCCATCATTTGGGTGCTCAACTTCTCTAGCTGGACCGAATCATACCCCAAACCTTTTGAGAACTTGTTGAATATTTCTGCGGTGGTGTCTGTCGATACACCAAACTCAGCCATAACTGCGGTCGCCTGCATAACTCTTCCTTGCGCACGATCTGTCATTGAAGAAAATGCGGCCATATTGTTTTGCAGACTTGTTCCGGCCTTAAAGGCTTCGTCCAGGGAAACGCCCATTCGTAAATTAGCACGCTGAACGTTTACTATGTTTTGTTCAATCCCAGCGAAGCCGGTGTCAAGAACCCCAGTTGTCTGTCGGAAGGATGCGCCTAGTCTATCGAACTCCTCCCAAAACTTTTTTGTCTCATCTCGGATAGTTTTTAGCACATTTGCTGACAGGTTTGTTAGGCTTATCTTTTGGGCCTTGAGCTTTAGATCGTCGAAAAGCATCTCAAGGCCTCTTGCGTGATCTTTTGCATCCACTAGGCCGCCGAGAATGCCTTCTCTCCAAGTTTCGCTAAAAAAGCCGGTGCGTTCGATCGCGCTATCTAGGCCACCGACGACCCTGTCTATGCCAGTGGCTCCTTGTTCGATGGCCCTTGTCTTCTGCGCTTGAAGTGTAATTTCTGTCTGTGCCTGTCCTATGACCGCATTATTGGCTCTTTGTATCTCTTCTAGATTTCTGAGATGTTCAGTCTGTACCCTTTCGATCTCTTCCTCTTCCTTATATAGTACACGAGCTTGTTCGATCGAGGTTCGCCTCTTGCGCCGATCAAGAAGAATCTGCTCTTTTCGGGCAGCCGATTCTCTCTGGAGCTTAATAAGCAAGTCGTCTCGGTCCGCCAACTGTTGGGCAATAGCTTGAGCTTTTTGGCGGGCCAATACGAGGTTTTTTTCGATTTGCGCTAGCGCTTCGCTCTCTACCTGGAGCTCGGCGTCTCGAATTGACTTATTAATCCTAAGCTGTTCGTTAATGTCGCCGACGAGTCGCGCGCGATCGGCGAGAAATCCCTTGATTTCTGCCTCCGCCCTTGCGGCCGTCTCACTTCTTTCAGCGAGGATGCCCATCTGTTCGGCAGCTTTGCGCTGTTCTTCCGTAAACCCACGCGCAGCTATTAATATACGACCAGAGGCGGCCTGGATCTGGTCGTATACCTGGCTTATTAATTCAAGTTGTTTTCGGTCAGTAGTTAATACGCCCAATGGGTCTTTTGGATCTGCCACTTATTTGCCCTCTACCGCAGGGGCCAGATAATACCGGTTTCAGATTCGAAATCAGCAATCGCCTCGTTTAAGTCAGCACGGAGCTGCATAGATTGCGGATCATCAAGTCCGTGCTCTAAAAATGCTTCCATGTACTTTTTTTCGCTGCCTAGGACGCGTCCGAATGCAGCAATTTGTGTGGGAGTTCCCACTATCTTTGCTCGGGGCTCCTCCGGAGCTTCCTCTTCGTTCTCTGCTATTCGGTTTTTAGCGCGTTGCAGGATATCCGGGCCAACTGCGGGGCCAGCTACCTTGGCCCCCATGCCAGGAGGTGCGTCTTGCCACATATAACCCAATAGGCTCGTGACCACAGTACCGAAATCGCGCACAAAGCTCTCATTTAAAGCTTCCTTGCGCGGAACGCTTAATTTAACTATTAATGGTTGTGCCGTGTTTGACATAAAAGTCCCTCAAAATATATAGTAATTAGTTCATATTTAAACAAAGGTTATTTGCTATCAGGAGATGGCATTGAGGGCGGAGCGTTGCCTGGGCCCAGTGTTGATGAACGACTAGTCTTTCCTCTTGTCGATTCCTTTACAGCCTCGGCTTCATCTTCCTTCTGCTTAACAAGCCTTTTCACAAACCATTCACGCAGCTTAATGGGCAAGTTATAGGCCTCCATGAGTCCCCAGCCGCCATGATATTTCAGAAAGAAAAACTGTTCATAAACGTTTTGGTGATAATCAGTTGTTAGGCCAAAAAAAGTCGGTCGTAAAGGGAAACGTGATGTCGTCCTCGTATCCACAATTGGTACAGACGAACTCCTTCCGCAAAGTGATGGAAGGAGAGACACCCTCATAGGCCTTCCGCAAAAATCGCGAATCTCTCAGAGGCAGGGAGTCTACATAACGGCCTATTGTTTCCTGATCATCATGATCCATCACGGATGCAATCATAAAGTTCAGCTGATCGGTTATCAGGCTGTCGGCCTGCTTCTTTTTCTTTCGCTTATCCGTCAAATCTGACAGGGCCCTCTCATCATGGCCGTTCAAAAGGCGCAAAACCACCGAAACCGGCGAATTTGGAACCTCTACCTCAAAGCGGCCGCCGCCGAGATGCTTGCTAGAGATCTCCTCAAGCTGATATTCGTTAAGGGGACCATCGACGTCAGCCTCATCTAGATTATATTCGTATGAGTCGGCCTTAAGGCACGATGAACACGTTATCGTAGTTGTATAGTCGCTGCCATAGCCGGATTTCCGGGCATGAATCAGGATTGCGTTGCGATCGCAAACCAAAAGGTCTCTGGAGCGGAGCTTTCTATCAACCAACAGGCTGTCGATTAAGCGGTCTAGGACAAGACCTTTTTCCAAGAGCGATCGAGAGGCCAACAAATCCTCTTCTCTGGCTGTCATAAACTTAATTTCAACAGTTTCCTCTCCGCAGAGGATATGTCCCTCAGGATAGTATTCTCCCTTGGATGGAAGGGGGACAAATTCCGTTGGAACGATAAACGACAGCGGCTCTGGGCTTTGTGCCTGTTCTACGGTTTCTGGAAGATTGTCTGGGTCCGGGTGCGGTGCTCCGAGCCGGTCTGCATTGTTTCTACGTGTCAAGTGACACCTCTCTTTCTTTAATAATTATATCAGTAACGAATTTTTATTTAAACTGTTTTGTGGCCGATCGTCAAGATTAGTCGGCGGCTCTGGATCCGCGCTGGCCCGGGCGTTCATCATGCAGGTGCGAAATGCTCTTGGATGTGGTTCGCCCATTAGCCAAAAGTTTGTTTATTTTGGTGACGTCTTTCTCTCTCATGGCTTGTTCAATGTCGCGGTTACGTTCCGGCAATTGGTCATAATCAAGGCCCTTATAGTCTGCCGGAGACAGCGGAGGGGCCTTATTAAAGCCTCGGTCGGCGTGCTCTTTGGTTAGACCTTGCCGGGTTTTTTTTGCTTCGCCAGCATCGGTCTTCATCCAATTGGGATGATTCGTGATAATCCTTTTCTTGTTGGGGAGATAGCCGTGCGCGTTGTCATATCGGCTCTCGCCCTGGTGGAGAGTGTTGGTTTGCGGGTTTCGTTGATCCCTTATCTCATAAGAATAGAATTCCGACATGCCGGTTGTCTTTCCATAGCCCAATGTCACAGTAACTCTCATCAAATTATTGCTTCCATATGTATAATCACTAAATTGCACATTCTTGATAATTGGATCAACAAGCTTGTGTATTCCGATAACTGGAGCGGTGGCCCACCATCCCTCAGCGTCGGTTGGCTTCTCCTTAAGTTGCTTAATGCGCTGGGCGTTGCTTGTTCCCACTTTAAAATCTCGTTGTTGTGCGCCATATTCTTTAATAATAACAGTTCGATTGGTACGCTCCGTATCGCGGAACGCATAATAAGGGAACAACTCAACAGATCCCTTTCCTCTTCCGCTTTTTTTGTCACTCTCGCCGGCGAAGGCGGCCATGGCAAATAAAAGATTTAAAGAAAAATGCAAATCATCCTGCGGTGTTATAACAAACTGAAGGGTGGCATCCCCGATACTGTAGGTATTAAGCCCGTCGTCGGGGATAGGCTCTCCGGCGTCGGACTCGGCCTGGAAGCCTTGATGGAATTGTATATTGGGGGGCATAAACGAGACCCCCAAATATTCCGCGCTTCGAAGACGGAGCTTGCCGGAGGTTAGATCTTCGGAGCCGACTGCGCCGGTGTTTTTTCCACGGAAGTACTTGTACAGCTTGAGATCATCTTCGACGATTGTCTTAGCGAGGCCCGAGTTATGCGTATTTCTTCCCAGACAATCTGTTATATAGGTCCGGACATGCTCTGCGGAAGTCAGCAGCACGAGTTCTTCGAGCTTGGGTACGATTGGCGGGTTCTTTTGGATGCTGTTTACTCTCTGGACGACCTTCTCTGCGTTGGTGTTGTCGAGTTTTGCGGGTGTTGTTAAGCTTTTTGCTAAAGCAGTTGTGTCCGTTCCTTGGGAGGGATACGTCGGCATATATACAGGAAAAACTGCTGAAAATCGATGTTGTTGTTTCGGTGAAACATGGGGAGAGGTCCACCATATCTGATCTGCGATAGTCGCGGATCCGTCGTTAAGGCCGAAGCCGGCGGTACCGGTGCGCGTCGGATCAAGGATGACGGAGGGGTCTTCGGTTTCGGCCATGAGAGAGACCCCTAGCTGCCTATAACGTATACTGCCCAGTCATATCGCACATTAAGGTCAACGGAAAGGAGTTCCTCACTGCCATAATCTAGGTTACCAAAAGAAACTGATGTAATGAACGGATTTTGAAGCTTATAGCTGCCAATCACGAGGCCATTACCATCTAGTTCGCTAACCATCACGCTGTTGCCTATGGCGCCGACGGCGTCTGGCTTGTTCGGAGTTCCTGCGCGGACGACACTGGTGCCGCTCGACACCTCATCAGGGAAAACATATCCTGAAAGCGCCAAAACAGACTGCAGCTCTGCATCCATGTCAGGGTCCTGAGAATTAACAAAAGACATCTGTACTTCGTTCCAGTTAATGCGGCCTGGGTAGTAGAAAGTCTTGTCCAGAAACTGATGCTCTGTCACTCCCAATGTCCAGGAGGGCTTTGCAAACGATCGAGCAAAGATTTGTGTGCTTGTGCCACTTGGTAAGTCAAAAGTAACCAAAAAACGATGTGATCGTTTCGGCTCGCTTTGTACTGAACTCCAGAATTCTGCCATTTTAATATCCTCTTTAAATTAAATAGTGGGGGGAACTAAATCCCCCCCTTTTTATTATCCGAAATCTGCTCCCGCCCTAGTAATTACAAAATCGAGTGCAATGAATTCAATCGCCCTTGTCGGCTTAAGCAAAATCTTAGCATAAAGGATGTTTCTGTCGACCATATCAGGGGTAGTTGTTGAACTATCCAAAACCACTCGGTACTCGGAAAGTCCAAACCTGTTCTTGACTGAGTCAAGGAATGGGTTGACGCGGTTCAAGAACCGGTTCCATGTAACCATTTCGTTTGGATCAAAAAGTATGTTGTTTGCAATCAGCCTTATTTCCTTCTTCAAGTGAATCATCAGGCGACGTACATTAATACGATCAAGGGCTGACGGTGCTGCCTGCAGCGTCTTCTGACCGAACACAACAATGCCTTCGGCCGGGAAAGAAGCAATCGGGTTAACATTCACCTCATAGAGATCGTCTCTCTGTGATGCTGTCAGCTTTTCGAGGACATTAACAACCTTCAGGCCGGCTGAGCTGTTGTTCAGTCCGCCGCGGTTAAAGCCTGCCGGCGCGAACCACAGTTCAGAGCGTGCTGCCGAAGCGGCCAAGACGCCCATCGCGATTGCGGATGGGGGCACCCAAAGACGCTGCTTCGAAGCAGGGTCATCGATCTGCACCCATGGATAGTAGGACGCGGCATAGCTTGAATTAAAGTTGCGGCTCTCAACATGAGTAACAGTGTTAGCAGATGAACCAATGCGGTCAACGAAAGAATCATTATTTTCTGTTGACGCAGTGTATCCACCCTCAAGGTCGATGATCGCCAGGGTATCCTTTCTCTCTTCTGCCATGGCAATGAGATAATCGGTTGTCTGTTCATCGGTGATACCGGGCATTGCTGCCATATTGATGTTTATTTGATCCACATCTCGCACCGAATCAATAGCTTTGCGTAATGTGTAGTACATCGGGTAAGCGCTTGTCGTCTTTGAGTCAATGCTGACATCCAAGGCCCTGGTCTGATTGAAGGGGTCCTTTTCGAAAATGTCAAATCCATCGAAGCCACCGTATAATGGCACTGTAAACTTGTTATATCCCAAATTCAGAGGCTCTGTATAAGAAGAGCTGACAGCCGTCATGGATGTGCCGTCGCGTCGGGCGCCTTCAGGGGTGCCGCGGCGCAGGCTGTTAGCATTCGGCTGCAGCGGGGAGCCGTCTCCAGTAACCCCGTCGTTATATATCCAAAGATCGGAGCCACTATGTGAGACAACCCCACTAGTCCATACCAGATCATCCAGGGAAAACCCAGGAGACAAGACAACATTGGTAGCGGTTGTGCTAGCAGGGGTAATCCTCACCAAATCGCGAATGCTGCCATCAAACACCAAAGTGTTTGCGGCCTGATTTGTCGATAAGCCAAAAAAGGCGTTGGTGTTCTTGCCTAACCGACCGTCAGCTGCGCTGGAGCGCTGGGGGAGTGCTGGGAAAACCAAGCACGAGGCCGAGGTGCCGGTCTCGCCGATCTCGGCCGGGCTGCCGAAATCAACGGCCACGCCGTCGTCGTCAGTATCGGTAGTCAACGCGGTGGTCGGCATCGAGCCGCTGGCGCCTTCTGCAATAATAGAAACACATGCGTCGAGAGACCCTGAGTTTCCGAGATCATATGATAATACTTCGCTCGAGCCGCTTTGAAGTTGTGCTGGGGAGTATACGGGGATGCCGCGGAATCCGAACGGAAGCAGCGATGCATCTTGGTCGCCATTTTCAACCATGGAGTCCAACTCAACACGAACGAGGGAGGACAAGACCGGATACTGACCGATCTCGGTCCACTTCTGGTTGACCGCATCATACGAATATGAACGATCACCGATCCTCTTGCCTATAAAGTTAAGGGACGCGGGATTAAGGTCCAAGTTGTTGAACTGTTCTAAAATACGCGGGTCTTCGTCGGTATCCGTTATATCACGTACGAGCAGCGAGAACGTTCCATATGGCTGGAAGAGCGGATTGGAAGACTGCTTAATATCCGAGATAGAAATCTTATAGTGATTCTGGGCATATTCGGTTCCTTCGCGAGAGTGAACACGGAACAGCCGCTGAGCGGTATCATTTACGTCGAAGATGCTTGCAAGGCCTTCGTCCTGGGCCACAATCCAAGGAGTAGCAGGAGACACATACGCTTGCTGGTGATCTCCTCCGTAGACGGAACCGGAAACAAGCCCCAAAACAACCCCAAGAGTACCCGAAAGATTAGTTCGCGTAATTGAGGTGCCCTCATAAAGGTTGCTTATATTATCAATAGCATTTCTTTCATATGTTTCAGCCAAAAAATAGTCCCTAAGGTTTGCAGCTGGGGTGATATCGCTATTTAAGAGCTGAGGGTTTGTGTTAAAAACGCTTCGAATATATCGAGAGCTTTTTGGATCCAGGTTAAAAGTAGTGTCCTCGATTCCGTTTGATCCAGAAATTCTTACCCGGTATTCGTAAACTGTGCCGGTAGAATCGGTTACTGCAGCGGGTCGGATCATTGCACAAGCAGCTGTCGTTGCGGTACCGCCATCTCCGCCTATTTCACCTGTCAACTGTACCGTGGTATCAGATCCTGTGACCTGGAATATCGCCAAGAGGGTGCCTTCTGTCTGGCCAGTCTCAGAGCTGTCGCCTGCAATGAAGAGGCCCAGAGATGCGCCAGTGTTGCTCATGCTGGCGGCGCCGTTCTGGGCTAACTTAGGGATCTCCCAGCCGGCTTTGCCGGTTCCACCGGATTCTTGATCGCCGACGAGGCGTATAAACGTTAACGGAGCGCCATTAGCCAGATAGGCTTGGGCTGCGTATGCGCCATAAGTGGGATTGGAGTAGTTTCCTTGTCTCCATACATCTCCATTCGCTGCAGCACCGGGAATGGGATTCCCGAAAATGCTCACAAACTCTGAAAAACTGGATACCCGTGTGGGGACGAGGGCTGGGCCCTTTTCGGCAACCCCAAAAATAACTGGGCCTGCTCCTATAGTGGTTCCCTGGGGGATCGTCGACTGGTCGATTTCATTAATGAAAACACCTGGCGATACAAATCTAAAACTATCTACTGGCATTTTTTGTATTCTCCTACGAAAACGCTAACGTTCATTGATAAATAGTAAAATAAAACTTGAAACCACCTTTACTCTTTATAAAACCCGGAATTATCCAGGAAGTCCTGAACGTCACCAAAAATTACACGTTCGCGGGGGATCTTAACCTCTACTGCATTCTGTCGACGAACAATGTTTGGCTGCTCCTGGTTATCGCCATCGCCAATAAGATATCCCAAAACCTTGAAGTTGATCATGGTCTCATAATTTCGCTGTTTCATTCCCATTGACGAGACGTTGGAGTTGTTAGAAAGATTTCCATCTATAAACGCCTCAAATTTATGACCTTCTTGTTCAATTCGGAAGGGCATGCTGTTGAGGCCCCCTTGTCTGATGAATTTTCTTATTATTTCGTTTGTTTGTTGCTGATATTCTGTTCGAACTGATATTTCGTAGTTCAGTGCTATCCAAGTAGGGAACGGAATGGTGATTGTTTCGTATACTGTGCGCTTTGGCTCGACTTTGGGCCACGTACTTTTATTAAAGTTTCTCTCGGAGTAGGCATTTTGAAACTCCGCAGTCTTTTTCTGATTAATCTTGCGAGCAATTGTAATAGTGCCCCCCATCGCGTCGCGGACGGCTGGAATGTTAGCTGCCGGGATCGCATACTCTGTGGGGCTCTTTTGAATACTCTTTCTGTCCACCGTAATAAGCGGCAAAATCAAAGTTTCTTCTGAATCTCTCAGATCCTTATTGTGTTTAAGTTGATAGGCGCGCTCGGCAGTCACCCAGAGCACTGGGACCTTCTTAAATCCCTCATTGGTGGAAACCGAAATGTTTAAGGTTTCATCTACATAATTCAATACAGCTTTATCTATAGTTTCCAGAGAAGATGGAGAAACCTCAATGTCATGCAGCCTAGATTCAACCTTCTTATCGCCAACATAGCTTTTTTTGTTCTTGTTTTTTATCTGCTTTTGTGTGCGTTTGCTGTTTGATTGTGCCACCGGAATGAGCCTCCTTTAACCTACAAGGATGCCAACGGGAACATTCTGCAACACTTTCGTGGCCGAATCTTCCAGAGAGGAGACGGTCGTTCCCAACTGTTCGTAGGTGATCTCATCCAAGATTTGCTTCAGTTCGTCGCGAAGCAAATCTTGCTCGGTTTTAGCTTGCGATAATAATTCTGCAGCGTTCAGTGTTACGCTTTCACCGGGGATTGGTACAACTGCAAACTTGCCTCTAACTTGACCCAATACTTCCTTGGTCAACGCTAACGCAAAGCGGCGAATCCACTGTTTACCGATAGAGTTGATATTTTCATATGGAATATTTTGAAATGGCAGGGTGTTCATGTTGTTTATGCCATCGATACCCGTCTGGCCCCGGTCGCCAGTTTCCCACGGCTCTAGTTCATCCATAATAGTAAATTGAACCCAGAAGTTTTCTGGACTCGTGCTGACGGGTCTAGGAAATATGCGCAACATATTATCTCTTATCTCATAAGAATAGTGAGAAATTCTAGTCCACAAAGCATCCTCATAGGCCATGGCCTGAAGTTTGTTCTGCCATGTGGGAATTATTTCAAAAGTTGAATCGTCAGCATATTGACCATAAGTTCTCATATTCCCGACTACAGAAAAACCTCCATAATAGCCATAAAATCTCCACATAGCACGGGGCGTCTTAAAAAAGACCTTTCTGATCACAACTCTCTTGTCTGCTACCTTCCCATAATACATAACATCTGTGTCTGTGGCTGCGGAGGACGATATAATCTCTTGAAGGTCGTAATCTTGCAGGCCGGCCACTCTAGCAACCGAGGCCGAATAGATTGGAACTGTGCCGCCTAGCCCAGTCTCGGTGATCATCCGATCTGAAACTTTTCTTACGTACCCATAGTCAAATCGTGGATATTTCAACTCTACATTTGAGCCGGATAGAGCGTGCCCCGCGGTAATTTGGCCAAACTGATCAAAACTGGCTGTGGCTGCTCCCAAAAGGCTCGCGAGGGAATTCTTACTCTGATGTAAATTGATTAAATATGAATATTCTAGAACTGCTTCTTCGTATGCTGAGTATATATTTCCCTCCGTCAGTTCAATGTCTAGGACGTCTCCCCCCAGCTTTTTATATGTATATGCCACTTGATCCGTGGCGCCGGAAACAAATGCGGCAGAGGACGCATATACTCCAAAAGGCAATGTCGCCACAACATTGGTTGTACTTCCGGTAATCGGCAAAACATTGGAATTAGTAGTGGAAGCGGGAGTTAGTTTTGGGATCGCCATGAATAGTCCTCTAGTTGTCTAATACTAAATAGAAAGCCCCGCCTCAAAAGAGAGACGGGGCTTAACTATTTTGACCTTACGTCAGGTATGCTACTCTTCAAGTCCGCGGACTATGACTAAGCCATACATATCTGGACGAACCATCTTCTTGGCATATCGAGTCATCACGCCCTTGCGAGGCACGAAGTCTTCAACACCGAAGATCGTCGGGGTGGTCTGCAGCGGCACATAAGGTGCATACACATAACCACTCTCAAGGAAGCTACTACCGCGTCGGCCCACAAGGAGCAGATTACGCGGGAAGTAAGGATCGACGATAACGTCGAACTTCTTCGAAAGCGAACCAACCTTAACAGCACCCGCGTCGCCGCGGTCTGCATCAGCAGTCACATTGGCACGGAAGCCAGCAGTGAACTCAAGGATGTTAGCAACCTCTGGGGATGTAACCACAAAGTTTGCTGCACCACGGAGTGTCTTCCTGTGGATCTGGGCCGAAACATCATTGATTGTCTCAATGAGAGTCTCATACCACTCGCTCACATTACCGGTGAAATCCGGGGGATTTGTTCCATTGGAAGCATCAGCGCCGGTTACACGGTTAAGGAACTGACCGGGTCGTCGAGACCAGAAACGGGTTGCACCCGTCGATCCCTTAACGAGGTCCTCAAGGATCTCGCGATCAATTTCAAGAGCGATCTGCTCAGACAGAATCTGAGTAAGCTCGACCTCTGCATCAAGGTTGTGGTAGGCGTTAAGATCCTGTCCTAAC